ACTAGCAGGTGCAGTTGTAAAGTTCGCAGAAGCAAATAATAGTAGTTTGCAAGATTTACAAAAAGACTTGAGAGATGGAACTGTTGGTTTAGATCAAGTTATTAATTTTGCAAAAAAATTAAATATTGATTTTGCAGAAACAGCAGAAAGGGTGGCAAATTCATCAGCAGATGCGGGTCAAAGATTGCAAACACAAATACAAAATTTATCAATAGCAATAGGTAAAGATTTAATTCCTGTTGGAGCTGCTCTGCAAAAACAATTTTCTGAAATTCTTCTTGGTTTTCAAGGTAATGATGGTGCTGTTGTTGCTTTAACTGAAAGTATAAAAATTTTTGGTGGGTTTTTAGTCTCTACAGTAGCTCTTGTTAGGACATTAGTAAGAACTTTAGTTGATTTAAGTAAGATTCTATTTCATATTGTAATGATGCAAGATTTTAAAGCGGCAGGAGAGGTAATAAGTAAAGGTTTTGAAGATATAGCAATTAACTTTGAAAAAGACATACAACTTTTTAAAGATATTGCTAATGGAACGCAACCACCAGAAGCGGGTCAAGGTAGCGGATCTAATACAACAACAGAGGGCTTGCCATCATTGACGGAAGATCAATCTAAAAAAGCACAATCTATTTTAGATAAGTATGCAGAATCAGTAAAAGATGTTAATACACAAATAGCAAATTCTTTTGTAAATACATTCAAAAAACTTGAAGATAGTCTTGTTGAATTTGTACAAACTGGAACATTAAACTTTAAAAAACTTGCTCAATCTATTATCTCAGACATAACGAGAATATTTATCAGGTCACAAATAATCGCTCCATTGACAGGAGGACTTGGAAATATATTTGGTGGTGGGAAGAAAAGTGTTACAAGCACTGTTTCTAATGCAGTACCTGCCTTTAAAGGTTTTAATCCAGCAAATGCTGCTGTTGAAGGTTTTGAAGCATTTAAATTTACCCCAACAACAGGGAATCCATTCGACAGTGGGATGTTTTATGATTTCAAACCAAACGCTTTAGGAAATGTTATTGCAAACAACAAGATTGTTCCGTATGCAAAAGGGGGATTAATAGATCGTCCAACCATATTTCCACTTGCAGCGGGAGCAGCTTTAGCAGGCGAAGCGGGTGTTGAAGCAATCATGCCTTTGCGTAGAGGTAAGAATGGAAAACTTGGAGTAGAAGCAACTGGTGGTGGCATTGGTAATATTGTTGTAAATGTAGATGCGTCAGGCTCGTCTGTAGAGGGAGATGAAAACAATGGTAGGCTTCTTGGCGAAGCATTAGCATCTGCTATACAATCACAATTATTAGAAGAAAAAAGACCTGGAGGATTATTAGCATAATGGCAACTTTTCCAAATGTTGAGCCTAGCTTCCCTGTTAGAAAAAGTTCAAGTCCAAATATTAGGACTGTAAAATTTCAAGATGGATATGAACACCGCATAATTTTTGGGTTGCATCAAAATCCAAAAACTTTTACCTTGTCTTGGAAAAATCTTAGTGAAACAGACAGTGATACAATCGAGACTTTTTTAGATGCTAGGGCAGAAGATGGTGCAAGTTTTACATACACTCCACCAAATGAATCTAGTGCTATGCAGTTCAAGTGTCCAAAATGGAGTAAAAATATGCAATTCCCAACAAGAGCAACAATTCAAGCAACATTTGTAGAAGTTTTTGAACCATGAGTACTGCTCCTGTTTTTAGTGAGATACAGAAAATAAATCCTTCAGCAATCATTGAGCTTTTTATGTTGCAGTTAGATACTGCTTTACATGGTGCGAATACTATTTATAGATTTCACTCAGGAACTAATTTAGATGCAAATGGTGAAATAATTTTTGCGGGTAATTCATATTTAAGATTTCCTATTCAAGCAACAGGTTTTGCTTATCAACGTGGTCAACTTCCACGACCAAAAGTTACGATTAGTAATGCAACAGGATTTATATCAGCAATCTTAGTAAGTGTAAATCAAGTTACAGTAGGTAATGATCTTACAGGTTCTACTTTTACAAGAATCAGAACAATGGCAAAATTTATAGATGCAGTAAATTTTAGTGGTGGTAGTAATCCATTCGGCACACCTGATCCAACAGCAGAATTTAAACGTCAGATATTTATTGTTGATCGTAAATCATCAGAAAATAGAGAAATAGTAGAATTTGAGTTGGCAGCGGCAACTGATATGGCGGGAGTTCGTGCGCCAAAAAGACAGTGTACAAGAGCTTTATTTCCTTCTATCGGGACATTTACTCAATGACTTGGAAAAATGATGCGTTGGTTCATGCAAAAGACCAAGATCCAAAAGAATCTGTTGGCTTGCTTCTTAACGTAAGAGGGAAAGAAAAATATTTCCCTTGTGAAAATTTAGCAATTACTAATAATCAGCATTTTATTTTAAATCCAGAAGATTATGTAAATGCAGATAGAGCAGGAGAAATTATAGCTGTAGTCCATAGTCATCCAGTTACACCACCAATTCCTAGTCAAGCTGATCGTATTAGTTGTGAAAATAGTAAATTACCTTGGTATATTGTTAATCCTAAAACTGAAGAGTGGGGTGAATGTATTCCAGAAGGTTATGTTCCAGATTTATTAGGTCGCTCTTGGGTATGGGGTGTAACTGATTGTTGGTCACTTGTTAGGGATTGGTACAAACAAGAAAAAAATATTGAGCTTATTGATTATGAAAGAAACATGACACCACAAGAGTTTTTAGAAAATCCATTATTTGAAAGTTATGCTACTAGAACTGGTTTTGTAGAATTAAAATACGATGAAAAACTTGAATATGGTGATGTTTTATTAATGTCTATTATGCACCCAACTTTAAATCATGTAGCTATTTTTCTTGGAGATATGGTTTTACACCATTTAGCAGATAGACTATCTTGTAAAGAACCATATTCTGAGTGGTTGTTAAAATGCACTGGTAAGAGGTATCGCTATGCTCAGAACAGTTAGACTTTATGGAGAACTTGCAGAGTTTGTTGGACATAAAGAATTAGATGCAGTCATAAATAGTACTGCTGACGCTATAAGATTTTTAGTTAGTAATTTTCCAAAACTAGAAGCACACATGGCTAATCGGTATTATCAGGTTTTAGTTGATGATTACGAGATAACGCAAGATGAAATTCATTATCCTATAGGACAATCTGACATTAGTATTGTTCCTGTTATTACTGGGGCGGGTGGTAATACTGGTAAGTTTTTGTTAGGAGCAGCTTTAATTGGTGTTGGAATTGTTTCTGGTGGTACTGGTTTTGCATTAAATTCTACTCAAGGCTTTGGATTCTTTGGAGGTGGACTTGCAGCTAAAGCAGCCAATGTAGGAGTTGGACTTGTATTGATGGGTGTAAGTAATATGTTATTTCCACAACCAAAGCCAAAAGATTTTAATGATGAACAAGATCCCAGAATATCATTTAGTTTTTCTGGGGTGCAAAATACTAGCAGGGCAGGAACTAGCCATCCTATAGTTTACGGAGAAATTATTACTGGTTCAGTTGTAATATCAGCAGGTATTGACACTCATCAAGTATCGGCATGACGAAAAAAATTATTAAAGGATCAGGAGGTGCGCCCCCTACACCTCCACCCCCATATAAAGCACCAGACACATTAAATAGTAGACAGTTTGCATCAATACAGGATCTTATCTCTGAAGGAGAGATAGAAGGTTTTGCAACACCTTCAAAAGCTAATATTAGTAAGAGTGATGCATCCTATAACAAGGCTGCTTTAAAGGATGTCTTTTTAGATGATACTCCTATATTAAATGCAAGTGCTAGTAATACAAATCCACAAACAGCAGACTTTAATTTTCAAAATGTAGGGTTCATTCCTCGTTTTGGCACATCAAATCAAAGTCATATACCAGGCATTGAGGGAAGTCAATCTACTTCTTCTGTAGGTATTACAGTTACAAACTCTAGTCCTGTTACTCGTCAGATAACAAATACTGCTGTTGATGCTGCTAAAGTTACGATTACATTTCCACAACTTCAAAAAGCAACAGATCAGGGTGATTTATTAGGTTCTTCTGTAAATCTAAAAATACAAGTTCAATATAATAGTGGTGGCTTCTCAGATGTAATAAATGACACTATTACAGGTAGGACTTCTGATGCATATCAGAAAGAATATCGTGTTTCATTTACAGGCTCTTTCCCTGTTGATATAAGAGTTGTAAGAGTTACAGCAGATAGTAGTTCGACTCAACTTATTGATGCTTTTACATGGACAAGTATTACTGAAATAGTAGATGATAAACAAACTTATCCTAATAGTGCTTATACAAATCTAAGAATAGATTCTGAGCAGTTCAGTTCTATACCAAAAAGATCTTTTCGTATTCGTGGAGTAAAGGTAAGAATCCCAGGTGCAGGTGCTTCTAGTTCTGGTACACCAAGTATTAATAATGCTACTGGAAGAATTATATATCCTAGTGGTTATATATTTAATGGAACGATGGGTGCTGCAGTATGGTGTTCATGCCCTGCCATGATATTACTTGATTTATTAACAACTGAAAGATATGGATTTGGTACACATATTACAGATAGTAATTTAGATTTATTTAGTTTTGTGGCAGCTAGTAGGTATGCTAATGAGTTAGTAGATGATGGTTTTGGAGGACAAGAAGCTAGATTTAGTTGCAATGTAAATATACAAGGATCTACTGAAGCATTTGATTTGATTAATGAACTAGCAGGAGTGATGAGATGTTTTCCTATTTGGTCGGAAGGTTCTGTAACTATTTCACAAGACAGACCAACAGATTCCAGTTATTTGTTCAGCTTGGCAAACGTAGGTGAGGGTGGATTTAGTTACTCAGGTAGTAGCTTAAAACAAAGACATACAGTTATAAGTGTGAGTTATTTTAATATGGAAAGCAGAGAGATAGACTATGAAGTTGTAGAAGATACGTCTGCTCAAAATAAATTAGGAATAATTAAAAAAGACGTAAAAGCATTTGCTTGCACTTCTCGTGGGCAAGCTACAAGACTTGGGAAAGCGATACTTTTTAGTGAGCAACAGGAAACGGAAGTCGTTAGTTTTACTACATCCTTAGATGCGGGAGCAATTGTAAGACCAGGTTCTGTTATTTCTATTAATGATCCTGTAAGAGGAGGAGAGCGTAGAAGTGGTCGTATAAAATCTGCTACAACCACTGCGATAACAGTGGATAATGTTAAAGATCTAAATACATTTACAGGTACAAATAAAAAATGTAGTGTGGTATTACCTGATGGATCGTTAGAAACAAAAAATATCACAGGAATAGTAAATGGTGTTATAAGTCTAAATTCTGCTTTGTCTCAAACACCTAATGTTAATAGTATTTGGCTTCTGCAAAGTTCTACTTTAGAACCACAAACTTTTAGAGTTATAACCGTTGAAGAAAAAGATGATATTAATTTTGAAATTACAGCTTTAACTTATCTTGATGGTAAATATAACAACATTGAACAAGGTATAAGTTTACCTGCAAGAAATATTTCGTTACTCAATGAGCCGAAAGATCCACCCGCAAACTTACAGGCATCAGAAAGGATTGTTGTTATAAATGCTTTGGCCGTTACAAAATTAATAGTATCTTGGGTTTCTGTTACAGGTGTTAGTCAGTATCTTGTTCAGTATAGATTTAACAATACAAACTGGGTAAACGAAGTTGTATTTAGACCAGACTTTGAGTTGTTTAATACTGAAGCTGGAACGTATGAGTTTAGGGTTTTTTCATATAATGCAGCTTTAAAATTATCAGCTACATCGAGTGATATAACTTTTAACGCTGTAGGTAAAACAGATCCACCTGGTAATGTTCAAAACTTATCTATGGAACCAATTACTAATAAGTTGGTAAGACTAAGATGGACAAAAGCTATAGACCCTGATGTTTTGCATGGAGGACGAGTTTATGTAAGGCATAGTAATCTGACGGATGGAAGCGGTACGTTCCAAAACTCAGTTGATCTTGTTACGGCTTTAGCTGGTAGTACTACAGATGTTGTTGTTCCATCATTAGAGGGAGAGTATATTCTTAAATTTCAAGATGACCAAGGAAACTTTAGTCTTGGAGAGACTTCCATAATTCAAGATTTGCCTGATCTTGTAGATACTCAAGTGATATTACAAGATAGAGAAGACTTAGATTCACCTCCATTTCAAGGAACAAAAACTAATACAACTTTTAGTAGTTCTACTAGTGCATTACAACTTAGTAATCCTGCTACTAATAAAACAGGAGAGTATGCATTTAAAGATATTTTAGATTTAGGTGCTGTTTTTTCTCTTGACTTAAAAAGAGTTATTAGATCTGTTGGATTTGTTATTGGGACAGATATAGAAACCTTAATTCCAAGTGGGTCTTTTTGGGATGATTATGCAATTAATGGCAATTTTGATGGTCAAGCAGCAGATGAAGCAAACTGTCAAATACAAGTAGCAACATCACAGACAGCATCAGGTAGTTTTAGTGCATTTAATAATTTTGCAAATGGAACATTTAAAGGTCGTAGATTTAAATTTAAATTAGTCCTTGAAACAACAAATGTTTCTCAAAATATGAACGTACAACAAGCGGGTTACACCGCAGAGTTCCAATCAAGAACAGAACGGAATTACCAAACAGGAAGCGGTACATCTACCGCACCACAACAATCAGGGAATGGAGTAAAAATTGTTGCTTTTGGGACACCATTTTTTGTGGGTACTTCTTCATTAGGAGGAACAAATGCTTTCTTGCCAACTGTAGGTATAACAATACAAAATGCTCAATCAGGCGATTTCTTTACTATCGGAAATGTTTCTGGTACAGGATTTACAATAGAAATTAAAAATGGTACAAATTTTGTAAATAGATCTTTTACATTTTCGGCTGTAGGATATGGTAAAGGAGTGTAATTAGTAATTCATGGCACAAGTTAGTGATTTTAATGTAGCCAATGCCTCAGGAGCTTCTGTCCGAAGTGACATAAATGCAATCTTTGAAGCTATAAAAACTTTAAATAGTGGTGGCAATGATCCATCAAACCCAGAACCATTTATGCCGTATGTTGATACAGCAGATAGTAATAAATTAAAAATAAGAAATGCGTCTAATAATGCATTTACTACAGTTGGCTCTGTTGATGATGAAAATCTAGGTTTATTACCTAGGTCAGGTGGTACGATGACAGGTCAGCTTTTAGGTGATGATGGATCGGGTGTTGGTGCTCCATCCTATTCGTTTGATGGAGATACCGATACAGGAATGTTTAGATCAGGTGCTAATACAATAGGATTTACAACTGCTGGTACTCATCGTGTATCTATTGTTAATACTGGAATAGTTACTGAAAATGGTTCAGACATAAGACTTGAAGATGTAGGTGCTAGTCATACTATTGCTTTAAAACCTCCAGCACTTACTTCAAATATATCTCTTACCTTACCGTCCTCTATAACTAATGGTGGTTTTTTGCAAACTGATGGCTCTGGTAACTTAAGTTTTCAAATAGTAGCAGGTGTACCTAGTGGTGCAGTATTTTGTATTGCAGTCGCTTCTGTTCCTTCTGGTTATTTAGAATGTAATGGGCAATCAGTAAGTAGAACAACATTTGCTGCCTTGTTTGCTGTTATTGGAACGCAATATGGTGCAAACAATAGTTCTACCTTCAAAGTTCCTGATTTAAGAGGTGAATTTATAAGAGGTTTCGATAATGGTAGAGGAGTTGACTCAGGAAGAAGTGTCGCTAGTTCTCAAAGTCATCAGCACCCTCAACACAATCACGCTGTTAGTGCTTCCTCAAGTTCAAGTGTTACTGATCCAGGTCACAAACATAATTTAAATTTTAATATGGGTTCTATTATTAGTAGTGGTGGTGCTTTTGGTTTAAAAGACAGTGGAAATGCAGATAGAATGTTTACAGCGACAACTGGTATATCCGTTTCTACTTCCACAAGTATCAGCCAAAGCAATCGAGGTGGAACATCAAACAGTTCTGAAACTAGACCACGCAACATAGCTATGATGTATGTAATAAAAATTTAATTATGGCTATTCAACCAGGCACATATAACATGACTGTTCAAAGAAGATCAGATCATAGTATTCAATTAATTTTTAAGGATGGTAATAATAATGCAATTAATTTAACTGGCTTTACAGTTAATGCTCAAGTATGGGAAGAAACACGCACAACAAAATATGCTGATTTCGCAGTTGCATATACGAATAGATCAACAGGAACAATTGATATATCACTAACTGATACACAAACCGCAACATTTGGCATCCCTAAATTAAAATATGATGTATTACTAACTAGCCCTTCTGGGTTAAAAGAGTATTATTTAGAAGGAGACATTACTATGAGTGAAGGTTACACCTCATGACCTCAGTAAACATAACTACAACTAAAAATCAAGTTACAGTAAACGAGGGTGATACGACTGTTGTTACTGTTGCAACTCAAGGTGCTCAAGGTCCTGGCTTTGATTTAGTTTTAGATCATAGTGCAAAAGTTGATAATTCAGTTATGTACTATCAGCAAAGTAGTGGTAAGGTTATATTAGATAATAATGTCACTACCCTTAAACTCGTAGACGGAGGAAATTTCTGACATGGCTAACACGATCAGAATTAAAAGATCCACAGGATCATCAGCACCAACTAGTTTAGAAAATGCTGAATTAGCTTTTGCTGAAGGTAGTAAGCAATTATTTGTCGGTATTGGAACGGGTGGGTCAGGTGGATCAGCTACAACCATTGAACCTATTGGTGGTTCTGGTAGTTTTGCTGATTTATTTACAAGTAGAACACAAAATACATTTTTAGCTGCTCCAAACGGAAGTAACGGTGCTGCTACATTTAGAGCAGTTACAGCCGATGACGTTCCTTCGCTGTTGCATACGAAAATTTCAGATTTTGATACAGGTGTTAGAACAAATAGACTAGATCAGATGGCTGCACCAACTGGTTCAGTCTCTCTAAATAGTCAGACAATAACTAACTTGTCTGATCCCGTTAATACACAAGACGCTGCAACTAAGGGT